GTGTAAGTATTTTTCCTATCTTCCACTTGCCATCCACGAGCCTCGGCAACATCGGCAAGCTGCCTGGTTCTATCTCTCAAATCGTCGGCCAAGATATCCGCTCTATCTCTCTCGTAGTTATCAGTCTCTCGAGTAATTTCCTGAGCTATTAATTCATCCTGGCGATCAAATCCCGTTTGCTGATCTTTGAGCTGATCGGCTCTGGCGCGCTTGTAATCAGTGTCACGGATTTTCTGAAGGTCAGCTTGGCGTTGCCTTTCCGTTTCTTCGGCAAAGAGAGCGTTACCGAATTGAGTCATGCTTTGTCCAGCGCCCTGTAATGCGCCCAGTAATCCGAGTCCCATCTTAAACCTCCATCATTTGAGCTTCGTCTTCGATCTCATCAGGTATTGAATCCCCGAAATCATCCGAAAGCTCCATTGCTGCTTGAGTGAGCTGTGCGTCATCTACCTGCATCATGCCTTGAGACAGCACATCGATCTCTTCTTGAGAAAGGCCGTTATCCTCTCCATACATAAGCACTAACTGCTTCATTGCCACGGAGACATCTTTTGTTTCCAGGGGCATTCCCGCAGTCTCTGCAATTGTGAACACTTCGTTCAGAGCCAGTATTCCCAGAACAGAAAGGTTCTCTTCACGAATCATTCCATCCGAGGCTTCATCAGCTGACTGCGCTAAAGCATACGCCGTCGTCGCAACAATCTCAGGCATCGGTAGGTCAGATTGGCCTAGAGTCTTGGCGATATCTTCAGCAATTTTTTCTTGCCCATAAAGACGGTCGCCCATGTACGCTATAGACTTTTGTAGCGCAGGGTCTTTGAAATCATCTTCGTCATTTTCAGGCTGATTATCAGAAACCATTTGCTCTGGCATCTCCTCTGGCATTTGCTTCATGGCTTCTTTCTCTTGGCTTTCCAGTAATCCCGCCATGACGCTAACCTCCTAAGGTAGTTGTATTCTGAGGAGTCTCGTAACGCCCCGTCTGAGGATTGAAGACAGGCATATTTAAGACCGCCCCCACATTTTGACCATAGATGTCTCTGCGCTCTTGCTCTTGCTCACGCTGCTGATCTAACATTTCCTGCTGCTGCGCGCCTTGCGCATACCCAGCGATCATGTTGCCGCCCGTCGATATCAGTGCAGGAGCCGTATAAGGCGAGGACATCATTGTGCCTATCAGGCCTTTTTTGCCTGCTTCCTGTAGACCTTGCTGCCCCAGTTGAGCAGCCGTGCTAGTCGCAGCATTAGTCGCCCCACCTGCATTGAAACCTAAATTTGCCCCTGTCATACCAGGAACACTCGCAATATTTCGGCCTGCCAGCAAAGCGTTACCCCCGCCGGACACAACGCCAGTGGCTGCGCCAGTGGCCGCATTGATTGTCTGGCCCTTAACGCCTGCCATGAGATTGGTTCCAGCCGCGCTAAAGTTTCCACCCATCACGGAAGAGCCTGCAGCGCCGATGCTGCTCCAAGCATTGCCCATGCCTTGTGCCGCACCGGATAAAGCCCCTGAGATGCCGCCTCCTCCGGCTGCACCGCCAATGCCGCCCATCAGGGCCGCACCTCCAAAATAAACAAGCGCAGCCACCGCGATAGCCTTTAAGACTTTCGATTGCTTAACTTTTTTCCAAACTTTTTTAACGCCTTTAGCAACGCCCTTTACGACCTTCTTGATTGATCTTCCGACTTTTTTGACAACCTTACTCATGTCAAACCCCTTACATATGAACAGTTAATTGATGAACGCAGAAAACCAATGCGATTAAGATACTTTACAAGACGAGGATCTGTTTCTGGCTCTAGCTCCATAACCGCAATTTTTATTGTCGGTCGTGACTTGACCCATTCCGCAAGCTTGCGGATTAATTGAAGCCCCTCCCCTGGGACTCGTGTGTAGTACAAAAGAACACTGCAACTCTGTCGCTCGTACCAAAACGACTTTTCGCACATTGCCGTGACACAGCCCACCACCTCTCCATCCACCTCTGAAACCCAGACAAAGTGAGACGCACCCGAGATTGCTTCTCGCGCTGTTTCTGTCATCGACTCTTTATCTATATTTACCGGAAGGGGATTCTGACTGACTGACTCTATTGCTAAATCAACTATAGCCTTCAGGTCTGAAGGCTTGGCTTCTCTTATCATTTAGTCTCTGCTTTTGATGTTTCGGGGTGACAATTAAACTCTGCTGGATTCGTCGTCTCCAAAACGCCTATCGTAAAGATCATAATCTTCAAATGAATTAAGAAGACCAGTATTGGCCGCCGAGTTATTTGCAGTCGCAGCGGCGGCTGCAGCGGCTGCCGCAGCAGTCTCGCGCTCACTTGTGATCTGATCGTATGCCGCTGAAACATCACCTGGAGGCAGGTTTAATATTCGAGACACATCATTAACCGAAGCGGTTCCTGAGTTTATAGCGTCATATACTTGGTCGACCTCTGCTGACGAGAACCCTCCCGCTGCCGAAACGCCACTTAATGCTGTTTCTGCTGCGTCTGGAGTGGCGGGGGCCGCATCGGCGGGTCCGGTAATCTTTGAGATCAATTCAATGCTATCGAGGCTTGTGTTCCTTATGTCCTTTATTAGATTTTCTTTTTGAGCCACAGTCGTATCAGGGTCACTCAAAGCCGCAGTGATTGAATTATTAGCAGAAATCGTGATGTTTGCTGCTATAGTCTTTTCTGTATTTGCAGCGTTGGCGGCTCGATCAAGCTCATTTTCAGTAGCGTTAGCTAATCTGGTCGCAGTGTTTTCTGCAGTGCTGAAACTCTGCGCGTCGTCTTGAAGTGTTACATTTGCCGCACGGCTAAGCGCCGCTTCGCTGGCATTCGCAGCAATGCTTGATGCTTGCAAATTTTCCCTAGAGGTTCTATCTGCCAGATTCTCAGCGGCAGTGAATCCTTGTTGGTTCTGCTGGAGAAACCCAGTATTCTCCCTATCGAGAAAGCTGAAGAGAGCAGAGTTTGCTGACGCAGCATTCGCAATGCTTGCCTGAGCATCTAGCCCCGCTTGAGTAGTCTCAAAGGTATTATCCTGACCAGTATTAAAGATGTTTAATTCTGTCCCCATCTGGGCATTCGCAAGCTCAGCCTGGTTCTTTGCCCTCATATTCGCATCGGCAGTATTGAAATACGTCGAGGCATCAGTAATCGCAAATGGCTGCGCTCGATCAATCATCGCTCCCTGGGCCGCCTCAACAGCTATGCTAGAGTTTAGTAGCCCTCGACCCGCTCCTCTCTGAAGTCCTTGCGTCTCCGCTCTTTTCATCAGCGCAGAGTCAGAACCCAGAATCTTATCCAGTTGAAAGGCTGACGTTTCTTCGTCGGCAACCTTTCGGTTAATAGCTTTAGCCTTAACTAGATCAGCTTGCCCTGCTGTCCCAAGAGTTGGTGCAGTAACATCCGTGACTCCATCGGTCGCATCTTTTTTCCTTTTGTCATACTCAGCCCCAGTCATATAAGGCAACTTCACACCATCTTTATCAAAAGTATTGTCATAGATAGACATCTATTTGCTCCTTAAGCTGGGTCTTGTTCGTCAATCAGCAAAAAAGCATGACTGAGACTTGTTTCGTAGGACTTCTTGCAATGCTCTGCGTGAAAAGGTTTTGCTATAAAATCGAAGCAGATTTGTAATAAGCGCCAGGGCTTTACTCGATCACCCTGATCCCTAAGTCGATAGCAGCGGCTAGATAGAGTTTCTGCTGGATTCGAGCCAAAGAAAATAAACACGTTTATAAGTTGAGACACGGTGTGAAGCATTCTTAGAAAATATCGACGCATCGGGTCAATTGCCCTAACGAATGCTTCTTTGCCAAAAAGGTCTTTCATTGATCTATCCCCCTACCGTTACAGCCGTTATAAAAATGGCTGAACCCGCGCATACCGCCAAAGCGACCAAGGCGATGACTAAGTTCTTTATCTCACGTTGTCGCTGCAGCTTCTCGCGTTGTATCTTCAAAAGCTCTCGTTGAGCCGCAGCTCTTCGGTCACGCTCTGCCGATCTAACCCGAAGCATTTTTTGATAAAGCGGAGTCTTGCCCTGTGCCATGAACATCTTTTTAATCTTAGCCTCGTACTCATCACAGGCAATTTCTGCTTGTATCACTTTCAAAGCATAAGACTCGACCGACTCTTCGCCATAAGCGCCGTTAGGTTTTCGCTTATGTTCTTCCTTAGCTTCTTGAACCTTGTCTTTGGCATCGTAGAAGTTGCCAAGCTGATCCATCAGGCCACTAGCCTGCTGACCTGTGTCAATGGCAGACTGTATCAAATCGAAGGCTTTCTTTGCCGCCGTTAGTGCTAATCCAATCTCGATCATTTATATTTACTCGGCAGATTCTTCAGCAGACTCTTCGTTAATCTCTTCAGCAGATTCTTCAACAGATTCTTCGACAGATTCCTCAGCAGTCTCTTCAACAGTCTCTTCAACAGATTCTTCAGCAGTCTCTTCAACAGATTCTACTGGGTTTTGAGGCCAAACTATTGTGACAGGAAATTCATCTTGTGACGGAACGTCTCTAAGTGCTTGCCTATACGTTGCCCACTCTTCTTTATCTACAGGCGCGTCTGCTACTTGCGTCCAATCAGTCTCAGCAAGTTTAACGTCACGCTCTGTGCGCACTTCCGCAGCAGCGCGATCGTCGGCACCTGCTGCGTACTCAGCTTCTTTTGTATCCCACTCCGCTTCTTCTTGAGGAGTAAACTGAACATTGCCATTTGGTGTTGCGTGATAACGTGTCATTGTTTGCTCCTATTTGATTCCGTAAAGTTTTACTGTTCCTGCTGTAAAGCTAATGCTTGGGGTTTGACAAAAAAACTGTATACCTGTGACTACTCCTGAGGTTGCTTCGTTGTTCATTCCGAGACTAATCCCACGATAATAACCACTGGAATTTATGCAAAAGAATTTAGAATTTGCATTTATTAGGTCTACAGTCCATCCAGAATCTAAGCCCCCTACATAACAGATACGTTGAAACCTTGCCTGATTAGAAGAAATACCGCCTGATTCTGAATAAAATTGATAATCACCAGTTAATAATGCACCGCCTTTATAAACTCTCATGTATATATTATCGTTGTTATTAGACACGGCTATACCTGAAGCAGTGATAACATAATTGTCGTATGCAGAAGTAAAACCGCTCTGTATATCAACGGTATTTCCACCTGCAACATTAGTGGTGGAAATCAATTCCATCGCGCCACCACCACCACCTGACGACTCTGCGCTTAAACTACTACCTTTAATTAAACCCATGATGTTTCTCCTTAAGCGGTAGTAGACTTAACGCCAGTGACTCGAATGTCTATTGCTGAAGGCGAGCCATCATAACCAAACGCAGCGATTTGCGCGGCGGTAGGAACAAAAATATCTAAAATTGGCCCTGAATTAGCTTCGCCAGTTATAATTTTTGTAAAACTTGAATCTGAAAAACTACAAAGAACAATATCGTATGAGGCATTAGTACTTGTTGTTTGCGCACCATAAAATTTATCTCCGTCTGTAGGATGTCCCGCCATAGTTGCGCCAAAATAATTCCCCTGAAGACTATAAGCCGTCTGCGCGCCAGCAGAAGTAGCCTCAGTCCAACTTGAGCTGTAAACTTGGTCGGAAGTAAACGCATCCATTGCTGTCTTAGTGAGAGGGCAAATACTTTGGACTATCGTGCCATCTGTTTGTGAATTTGATCTATACACATAAAATTTATCGCTATCTGCATCATAAGAAACAGCGAGTTTCGTCCCCGACGAATACGATATACTCGCCAAATTACTAAACTCAATTTGTAGCCCATCACTTAATCTGAGAGCATTGACTTGAGTGGTATAACTTGAGTGTCTTATGTACCACATCCATCCGTTGCTATACGCTGTTCTCACATAAGTTGAAGTACTCAAAAAAGCACTTGCTTTTACAACAGATGTTCCACCGGTAGACAAAGTAATTTTAACTAAATTACTACCAACGTCGCAGAAATAAATCGCATCCTCAGATGCTACATAAACAATAGGCGCGTAGCTTTTAACGCTATACGAATTAGTGACTGCTGAAGCGCCATTAAGCCAACCATAAATATATTGGATGTTATTATTCTGAATATAAATTTGATAAATATTATTTCCAGAAGAAACAAAACCATTTCTAACATTTGAGCCTCCTGCAAAAGAGTTTCCTGTCAGATTGAAGGTTTCTAAATTGTTTTTGCCAAGTTTGTTACTTGAGATACCAAGCTCTCCTCCTTTTTGCAAACCACTTGTGGAGTTAAATAAACCGTAACCCAAATGCAAGACTTCTACTGGGAAACTTTTGCTCTTAACTTTTATGTTAGAGCTAACATCCATAATTTCACTGCCTGTTAAAGTTTCAGCCCAACTACCCAATGCAAAGCCATTGATTGTTGCGGTTAAATTTAAATCAGCAACGCCAGTGTAAATCTGAACATCTTTAATCAAATAGGATGTATTAGCATCTGTGGTAAGCAGAGTATGTTCTGTAGTGCTGTTAGGCAGCTCTGTCACATCAAGCGTTGTATTTAAAATTTCTACTAATGAATCAGCCATAATATTTATTTCCTAAAATTGATACTTGAAAACTGTTGCGTATGGAACACCTGTCTCAAGTTGACTCCAACTTGCGCTAGACCCATCCGTTGATAAAAATTTGCCATCATTTCCTGTCTGTGAAGGCAGAGAATCAACTCCGCTTAATCCCGAGCCGTCACCTACAAATGCTGTAGCCGCAACTGTGCCTGCAAAAGTCGGGCTAGATAAACCTGCCTTAGCATTAACTTGAGTCTGTATATTAGAGCTAACAGTATCAATAAAGTTAATTGTTGCCGCGCTATCTGCGATGTCTCGTGACTTGCTCATTATGGAGTCTCCGGCCAATCAGTGTTTTGTAAGTTTGGGAAGTTTGCGTGATCTGTAATGTCTCGCAAAGCCTGTCTGTAAGTAGCCATCTCAGCCGCCATGGTTACGTCAGTGAGGGCTGTCCAATCAGTTGCCGCTAGCCTCTCGTCACGAATAGAACGAACAGATTCAGACTTTATTGCGTTATCAGCAGCGATCTCTTCGGAAGTCTTATCTATTACATTCCACTGCATTTCCCAAGAGCCATCAACGAGAGTAGGAGATTCATTCAGCTCTACCTTCTGTGTCGCTGTAGCATCCGGCATTGGCTGATGAGTGACTGCGTAAACGTCATGCTCAGCTAATAGTTCTGCGGTTAGATGGCGAGGAAACGAAGTGTTTATATTATCTTTCCGAAGCTGTCCGATTGAATAATTCTCGGGAACTCCGTTGTTTAATTTAATATACATAAATTTATCCTAAGCCTGTTTTAGTCGTAAACACATAGTTGGTAATTTGGTTTATGCTCTTATTAGTTGTACTAACGGTTTTGGAATATGCGGTCATACTTACATTCTGCCAAAAGTAACCATAAGTATAATTAGTACCAATGTAACTGTTTCTCGTAGCTAAAGTGAAAGAGCCATAAGTTCCATCGAGCGAGGAATCTAAAGGTCTTTTAACAATATATTTGTAATCACCATTTCTACGGCCTGTAATCCAAGCGATGTTGTTTTCAAAATCATACTTAACGTCACTGTTGCCATAGTTCATATCAAGAGCGGGGATATTTGTTTCTAACGCTTGAGCGGTATTTCCGTTTGGGTAAATAAACTCTAATGACATCCGATAAGCAGTCAGAATTACCCATCGGTCGTTTACGTTATCCCAATCAATTCTGATAATTTCAGAGTCGCTGCTCCTTGACCAAACTACAGACCCTGAGCTGTTTAATAAAATTAGAGGGTTATTTCCTCCCTGAAAATCAAACCCACACAAAACATTTCCTGAGTCGTCTGGGCAAGCAGCAATAGGCCTACCGCTATAGTTGTTGCCCCAACCATCGTCAAACTGAAGTCTTCGGCCCCACTCGGTCGTGCCGTTTGATAAATTAAACTTTGTAACTCCACCTTTTAAGCCTGATTGATAAAACTGGAAGCCAAGATAACCGTAAGTAGGTGTTGAATTATATTGCTCAAAACTACCGCACGTTGGGTAGTAGTTGTAGTTGTAGCCGCCAATGACGTATCTCATTACATGACTGCCACTGCTTTTATAGGCAACGTTGTATACTGTGCCGTACCAACTAGAACTCGGTAGTGTGTCTCGTGAAAAGTAAGATACTTGATTGGAACCAGTAGACGTTATTTCTGAGGGAAAAGTATCGCTTCCCCCGCTACCCGACTTGCAGTAAATTGAAGATAGTAGGTTATTGCTACCCATCTGCCATCGCGAGAGTTGGCTAGCACCCGCCGGCCCATAGTTTGGGGTATAAAATGTACTTGTAGACTCGTCATATATTGCTGAAGTCGGCTCAGTACGGTCTGATGCAGACTGACCAGAATTATTCCAGAATAGCTTTGTGCTTAATTGGGTGCCGTCTTGGTCGTAGACCAAAATGCCGCTACCAGTGTAGGAGTTTTCTACCTGCTCTCTACCAAAGACAACCACATGGTCTGGACTTACAGCCATTTTACAAGGCTGCGCCCATCCGTATGCTCGAGCTATGTAAGCCTGGTTTATCCAGTAAGAAACACTACCACCAGAACCTGCGGAAGCTATTGTAGTTAGCGTTGAAGTTATACTCATGCGACAGCATCTCCTCCAAGAAACCCGTACCAAGTAGTCCCGCCATCATGTGTGATAAAACAAAGAATATCGGTCTCGCCACTAGCAGGAGCGTCAGGGGCTGATCCACCCGCCCAATCAACACCGGACGGCCAAGTCACTGTTCGTGTTCCGCTAACTGTTAGTTTGAGTACAAAGCCGTAAGCAGTGCCACTCGCAGGAGGGTTGCTAAAAGTAAAAGTTGTGTTTGCAGAAATTGTCTTTGAGAAAAAGTTACCTGTTTCACAATCAACATCGTTCGCAGACATTGCGACATAGGTCTCGTTATAACTTGTAGCTATAAATTCTCCAGACACTGCTTGATCGTCAGTAAACGTATTAGCACCTAGAATAGCCGCTGTGCCTACTACACCCGCAGGAGGTAGACCAGTTGCGTTAGTGAGCGTTCCAGAAGCAGGTGTACCTAGAACCGGAGCGGTCAAAACAGGGGCTGTTAAGGTCTTGTTGGTAAGCGTTTGCGTGTTCGTAGAGGTTGTGGTGTTAGCGTCATAACCTTGTACAGTCACGCCAATATCTGCGTCTACTACGATGGTAGCATCATAGGCTTGAACGTCTGTGCCGATCACCAAACCCAGATTCGTCCTAGCGGTTGCAGCGGTTACGTCTGATAGGTTGTTGGCTATCTGTGTGTATCTCGCATTGCTTTGAGACTGCGTGTAAACATCAGTTAATTCAAAAGCGCCATAACCAATGATAGAGACGTTATCGCCCGTTGCGGCCCCAACGCCTAATACAACCGTTGAGCCATTGCTTGCAGTAAAGTCGACGGTAGGTACTAACTTAGAACCGTTCAGATAAACATCCACAAACCCTACATCGTAAGTCGCGTTGAATGATGTTTGGCCCGAAGTTGCTGTGTACTCCTGGCGCTCTGCCGTGCCGTTGACTGCACTACCTGCGGCCGCCCAAGACGAGCCAGACCAAACATACATAATATCGCTGGTCGTATTAAAATAGAGCTGTCCTGCCGCTGTACCAGAAGGCTGATTAGCATAAGCGCCTAGATATTTTGTGTTGAAGTCAGCAAGACTGCTAGCAGATGATGTTGCTGAATTTGCGCTGGCTGTTGCGCTTGTCGCGCTATTGCTTTCACTGGTACTGGCCGCAGACTCAGATGCTGCCGCAGCATTCTCAGAAACAAGTGCAGCCGCAGCTGACGCGCTTGCCTCTCCAGCTTTTGTGGTCGAAGTTGCCGCTTGATTCGTCGAGGTTGTTGCTGAAGTGCTCGCTGAATTTTGTGATGCCAAAGCTGCGCTAGCACTCGCCGCAGACTCATTTGCTTTTGTGGTTGCTGTACCAGCAGACCCAGACGCTGAGGACGCGCTCGAGGTGGCTGAAGTGGCGCTTGCCGTGGCTGAATTTTTAGAAGTTAAAGCTGACGCAGCCGAAGCAGAGGCGGCACTAGCTGAAGCGGCAACATTTGACTCAGCGGCCTCAGCATTAGTTTCTGCTGTCTCAGCGGCCGTCTGGGCGGCGAGAGCGGCGTTCTTCGCCGTATTGCTGGTTACTGCGCTGGCCGCGCTATCGGTGGCGCTAGTCTCTGAAGCGTTCTCGCTAGCCAGGGCTTCAGCGGCAGAAGTGGCACTCTCCGCTGCCGATGTTGCGCTAGCCGTTGCGCTCGCCTGACTTGCATTCTTAGCTGCAATTGAACTCGCCTCAGCTGTCTCCGCGTTAGTTTCCGCAGTCTCCGCATTAGCCTGAGCTGTTTCTGAAGCAAGCCTAGATGTCTGTGATGCGGCTGCTGAGTTTGCCGAAGCAGTCGCCGAAGCTGCCGCCTCATCGCGCAGAACAGTCGTTGCCGCTAAGTGTGCAGCCAAGGTAGGTTGAATATACGCAAGAGCCGCTACTTCAGCGGCAGTGACGATAGTTGTCTCTGCGAATAGTTTTGTGACAGCATGAGCGTCTGCCGTCGGCGTTCCAACATTAACGGCAGCTGAAAACCCTGTCTGGCCTGAGCCAAGAGGAGTTGGCAACAAATCAAAACCAGCAATAACATTACTGTAACGCAGATTAATGTCTGCAGACCTAGCAAGCTCACCTGGAAGTAAGTTGGTTTCGTTCGGGACGTAATTATTGCTCATCGTTTAAGCCTCCGTGGGGAATAATGGAGGGTTACTCCGTGTAGGGTATGTACTGCGTTCTCAGAGCCGTCTGTCGCAACGTAAACCCCCATGTTCGCGCCCGTCACAGAAACCCTAACTTTTGCATCGTTTGAGTAAGTGGTATCCCACCTGAACTCATCCCAGTATGAAACGTCATACAAAGAACCTGGCCCTGGATATAGATCTAAAGAAACGCCGCGAGAAGAATCACCTAAGCCATAATCTGTTGTTGCGCGAACAGCTATTTGGATAGGCACTTCACCCTCAACGCGAACATCTGGCTGAACCAGCCTGAATCGTTTATTTACCGTTGACCCTGAATAAGCAGTAAAGTTAGTAAGCAAATAGGCATAGATATTAACGCCGTTAAAACGATAGCCAGTGTCCATCTTGAACACCTTCCCATCATCAGATCCAAATACAGATATCTCTTGAGTCTGCTCATCGATAGAGGAGGCGATGCACTTCACCTTGTCAGGGAATTCTGTTTTTGTAACGCCGACTAGCTCTGGCCCAGCAAAGGTAAAGTAGAGTCCGTCCTTTTCATTAAACAGCCGATACTGGTTCGACGTTCGATTTACTACGCTAAGGGGATTGGATGTAAAACTTTT